CATAGTCAGTGTGAATGTACCCGCGCTGATTGTCTGCGATCCGAAGTTTGCCAACTCAATCGCTTTATTCGATTGCGATGAATTGTAAAATAGAGCCGTATCAAATGCCGTTGCGGTGAATGTCGTCCAGGATAATGATGCGGATGGGTTCCATGTACCGGTATTCGTGAACAAAGCGGGGTTCGCCTGAGTCACAGTTGCACCGCCAGCCGCGTATGTGCCGCTGTTGGCAACCTCACTCGTCACACTATATGCAGCTGTAGCGGACGGACTAAGTGCACCGGATGCTAGGAACAATGCGCACTTGACTACGTCGGCTGTGGACACGGTGCGAGCCGGCACACCAGTACCGGTGCCGAGAGCGTGGATGCCGGTCAGCACTTCCCATTTGAAGTTGTTGCAAATACCTGCGGTGTTTGCATACAGAATAAAGCCGATACGCGCCATCCACGCAGTCAATAAGATGTGGAGCGGCTCAAACATTTTTGTTATGAAATTCTTCATTTTTATTCCCCTTTGAACTGTTTGTGGAAAGCCTGAGCTTCCGGCGTGCCAGCGTTGCGATCTGCGTGCCATGAACGCTCAATAAAAGCTGATTGCATGAAGTGATCCGTCAGCGTGGCACTCAAAGCCGCGGCAAATTCCGGACTCTTAAAATCAGCTTCCCATGGTGTACCAGCAGACGCGGAAATGATCTCGTCGACCACTTCGGCAACGTTAACATGATCGTCTGGTGTCATATCATGCTGCAATCTTGCCACGCCATGCACCTTGCAACGGTCGCGTTCACAAGCTTGTACTGTATTGTGATGACCTTCGAGAATGTCGATCACAGCCGCCTGTAGCTTGATTGCTGCACCGCGTTTTTCACCGGCGATATTCTCGGCGATTGTTACGATGTGAGATGCTGTTGTTTCAGCCCATTTTTCAGCAGAGTGTGGTCCGCCGTTTGTTACCATTACGCCTACTTGCATGATGTTTCTCCTTATGTGGTTATCTCATAATCGATTGTTACCTTGCCCGCCAGTAACGCTGTAACGACTCCTGCCGCACTTATTAACTCCAGGTCATACAATCCTTTGCCCGTAGCTAGAAGCGTTGTGGCTGCTGCCGGGATACTTATTGTCACGGTCTGAAGCGAGGTGCTCAGCGTGAGAGTTATACTCAGCGGAACCACAGTCCACGTCACGGTGCCGTCTACAAGTGCTTGTCCTGACGCCGGCACTGATAGTGTCGTGATCGTTCCGCTAGTGCCGGCTTTCGCACACTGCAGGAGCACCCCACTGCCGCCGCTCATGCCCGCTCCGGGTGTGACGAGCTGCCCGACTGTGTACGCTGTAGATGCGGCCCACACCAGCAGGGTAGAGCTGGCCGCGAGTGCGGTGCCTGATACGCTGCTCTTAATCACCATCCTGGCTGTGTAGCCTGTCAGATCGACAGGCTTGTTGTATTGCAGGTATCCGCCAGATGTGTACGGCTTGAACCCTGCCGCATTCACAACATTGAGTGTTACTGTATTGGCGTCCACCACCGTTACGTCCATGTAATCTGAATCTTTTGGTGGTGTGTTCAGCGCGTTGATCTGCGTCATGCCTTTCACCGACACAACTGCGGCTCGCCAGCCGTTAAGAATTCCGTGCAGCGCGGCTGTGATCGACACGGGAGCTGTGTTCGTGATCGCCGTGATGGCTGCGTAAACGATGGGTGTATCCTCCCAACGCACGACGTAGCTGAACGTCTTGCCCTGGATAATCTCGATGTCGAATAATTTAAGTGCCCGCATCTTCTTCCCTGTCGAAATCTCCCGCCACATCTTCCGCTTCGGCGCACGAGTAGCACTCGTCGCCGTCGCCCTCCACACCCTGCGCGAAGTACTGCAGGCACACGCGGCACTGCGCTACGAAGCTCGTTACGTTCTGCTTCATCACAGCCCTCCGTACCGCACTACGCGCGTCTTGTGCTTGTATCGCTCCCACTCCTGTCTCGCGGCCTCGCAATAATCAGCGAATTCTTTTTTGTAACCCTCACGCTTACCGCGGTCGAAGGTTTCTGCATCCTGTTTACCGTATGCCCGCGCCTTCATGTGCAGCATCAAATACTCGACGTGTTCTTCCCCGATCTCGGGGAAACTGAACTCGTTGTCGCCCTCCATCAGCGCGTCTTGCGGTAGGCGGTAAATTATCACGCCGACACTGTCGTTTACCGTTGGCGTTTGAAGCCAGCGTACTTTTCCCCCGTCCTTGCCACGCTCCAGCCCGATCACCATATACCGTATAGGCCCAGCGCTATTATTCATTAGCAGTCTGCGCGTCGTGCCGTAGTCTTCGGCCGTCAACGACGCGATGTCCTGCTCGTTTATGACGGTGATCTCTTCACCGCTGGACACCAGGTACGCCTGCCTGAACTTCAGGATCAGCGGGCTTACGTCGGCGTACATCTGTCCTGCCACGACCGGTATATTCGTGATGTCCGACGTTGCGTCCGGGATACCTCCCGTCAGCCGCGCGAACATCCGATACGCGTCGTTCATGTAGGTGTAGACCTCGGTATCGGTCCACAGATACGGTGCCGCTGTATCTACTACATCGGAACGAAAAAGGCTGTAGAGATCACCGGAGTTCATTCATCGCCCTGCTTCATCCCCAACCACAGTGCATCGCGCTCCTTGGCACTGACGATGAAGCCTGCCATCTTTTCCACTACTTTCAGGTTCGGTAAGCCCTGACCTGAAAAATCTCCGCGTTCGTTGCGCTTGATCAGCTTCTCGAACACGCCGAGAATTTTTTCCTTGCGCTCGTCCGCAGGCATCTCGGGTTTAATCTCGTCTTCCGGGTCAAGGATGTCCTTCGGCCCGTCGACTGGAGTAGCACCGATCAACAGCGCCTCTTTCTCCACTACAGGGGGCACCCATACTGGCACCCCTTTTTCAAAATTGATGATGTGACCGTTAATTGATCTCAACGCATGCTTGCGGTTCAATACGTATTCAGGCACGTCTTTTCTCCTTAGTTTAAAAAAAGAGGGGCGCGAAGCCCCTCAAAGCCCCAAGTGCTCTGTTACGAGTTGTGCAGCTCGTTTACACGGTTGTCGATGGTGTACATGACGCGTACACGCGCACGACCTTGTGTTGCTGCCTGGCCACCTGAGAAAGTCAGGGTGCCACGCATGTCTTGGCCTGCTGCTGCGTCCTGTGCACCGGAAGGTGAGTTTGCAGTAGCTTCGTCAGGGATCAGCAACGCTGCACGTACCGGGCTGAACAAGGCAGCGATGGTGCCTGCCAGAGTCAGTGAAGTGGTCAGTGCTGGGTTGGTGAACACGACGGATGTGGCGCTGTAGCTGTCCACCAGGAATGTACCGTTGTACGCGGCAGAAGCGCCAGTACAGCCGGAGATGGTGATGGTCTGGCCGACGGCAGTAACACCGTTGGCAGTCGCATTGCCCATCGTACATACGCGGGGGTCAGTACCGGCGTTGGTCAGTGTGGTTGGCTGGTTGGTGAATGCAGTTGCCTTCAGCGTGGTAGCCGCGAGGTACAGCGCCGAGCTGTACTGGTCGCCCAGTGCCAGCGTTACGGTGCCCGGGCCCACGAAAGGTGCTTCGATCTGCACGTCGCCGCCGATGATCTGGGCGTTGACCGGCAGGGACATTACCTCGAAGTAGTTCGCGCCGGTGTTTGGGTTGGCGTTGTACGTCACCCCTGACAACACGCCCGTGGGCTGAACCTGCGAACCGAAGTCGGTTACGTTGGCCTTCGGGTTAGAGTCGTTGGAAGCACTGTTCAGTGCCGCCAACGGCGCCATACCGTCGTTGTAGTTGAAGACGAATTCTGCGATTAGGGGGTATTGAGCCCCGCGTGCACGTTTGACGATTGACATGTTTGTTTCTCCTTATTGAGCGGTGTACAGAGAGATCACGCCGAAATCTTCAGTCGTGCCGCCGCTGTATTGGGTGTAGTACTGAGGCTTCTTGAAGCCCACGATCTTGCCGGTACTGATACCTTGCTGGTTGTCGTAGTCGAAGCCCTTCTCGTTCCACTCCGGTGCGCCGATGTCGGCAAAACCGAGCGCTTGTGCGCCGCAGAACAGAATCTGGCAACCGTCTACCGCGCCCGCCGCACCGAACTTGGAGCCAGCTGCGGCCAAGCGAGTGTTGGGTACGTGGCGGAACTCGTGCAGATACAGACCGTCCACCTTCACGGTAGAACCGGAGAACAATTTCTCGTTCACGCCGGACTGGTGCGAGTAGCGCAAGTTAGCCATGTAATCGGCGTCCAGCTTCAGTTTGCCCATCGCTTGTGGTGACAGGAATACGTGGTAAGTTTCCTCGCCGCCGTCTTCGCGCACACCACGGATGTAGTTATCCTTGGCGTAAGCCTTGGCCTGCACCAGCATCTTCCACGATGGCAAGTCTGCTGCCGCTACAGAACCGGAACCGGTGCCTACTTCTATCAAACCGCTGGTGCCGTTGTAACGGGCGTAGCGTTTTGCAGAAGGGGCGACCACGTCGGCTGCGAACTCGAGGAACGGCATGTCGGAACCTACGCGCACACCGCCTGCGTTCTTGTTACTGTAGCTGATGCCGGCCATCGACAGGAAGGCCAGCTGGTCAATACGGTCTGCCAACCAGTAAGCCAGCGTGTCGCGGGAACTTTCACGGAAGTTTACAATCGACTTCTGATCAGCCATACGGCCTTCATGGCGGTTGGCGTGGCGCATCTGATCGATGCGGATCACCTGGTCGAAGGTCTTGAGCGCTTCCTCGTTGCCTTCCAGTGTGCGGTCGCCGGCAATACCGTCGCCTTCAAGGTCGGTCAACAAAGTCAGAACGGCGCGTGCGCCTTTGTCTGTCTTCTTCAGCTCAGTTACGTGCTGAATAACAGAGTTCGAGTCTTTGCCCAGGAATTTGTTGATGAAAGATGTGTTGCGGGCTTGTTTCCACAAGTCCATCGACCATACGGTCTTTTGCTCAGATGTGAGCGCCCCAAAGTTTGTTAGCATGTCAGCTACCCCTTAAAATTAATAAAATGTCGAACAGGTTATGTAACATCTGACAGAGTCCGTCAGACTATTCTGTATATTTACGCCATACCGGCGACTTGTTCGGCGTTTTACGGGGTCGAGCCGGGCGCCGTATGTGGCGCCAATCATTACTGCTGTATGCTTTTGATCGATTTCTACTGGGCGCCGTATCGTGGCTGCCTACGCTTCCCAGGTAAACTACACCTGTCCAGTGTTACTGCGCCAGATAATATCAGATTTCGTCAGAGTGTCAAGCGCAACTAGCGCACCAGATCGATTAATCGCTGACACTGCAGGTGCTCCCTCATGGCTTTATTATAGAAATCCTGGCTGCATATTCCGTTTGTAGCGGCAAGTCGGATAGTAGTGCTGAGGGTATAGGTTGCGGCTTCGGGCACTGTTTCGCTAGTTCCGCTTCCGCTTGCCACGGGCACACAGCCTCGCCATGACACAGCTTCAGCGTTTTGCAGCTTGCCGTTAAGAATATCAAGGGCACCAACAAAGCCAGCTTGAGACATTGCAGCACGGTCATCCTTCTCTTTGTCGAGTTTAGCTTTCTCATTCTCTGCCTTCTGTATAAGGTCATGCTGCTCTCCTCTGTACGTGTCAAATTTAGACTGAATATGTGCTTCGCCGTATTCAAACGCCTTGAAATGTGAAAAACCGAGGCCGGCCAGGCCGATCACTGCAAAGATGATATTCGCGTACGCTTTTATCTGATCGATCATTTGTTGGCGTCCTTTTTTAATTGCTCCGTCACTTCTTCTTTAACTCCCTTGCGCGAGTTGAAGCGATCAAACACGAACGCTGTCAGGTAGGCTGCGACGTACCACTCGGTCAGTTTTCCATCTACCGTGAAATAAATAAAGGCCCATGTTGATACAAGCCACGCGCCGTTCACGCGCATCTTGGACCCGCCGAGCTTGCCGCCCTCGACGAACAGATCAAGCAAGTTGAAATCATTTTTACTGTTGGATACGGCACGCACAAAGCCCGTAACAGCCGCGACCAGCACGAGCAGGGCAATTATCCGCCCGATATTCGCCCACGTTCCTAACGCCAGCCATGTATCCAACTTATTTATCGTATCCATAGGTTCACCTTGGGGGGTATGTCTTGCCTGAAATTCTGTTTACTTCTCCCACTGTCACGTTCTGCGTCGTGCCGCTAAGCAGATTTACGTGCGTCGCGGTAGCCGCCCCGTCTTTATAGATGATCTCATAGTACTCGGTCGAGCTCGACACCTCGGTAACGTGCGCGTCCGTAACGTAGAACAGCTGGTACAACGCTAGGCACAGCAGCGGCACAAGCAGCAACAGCAGTAGGCGTGACATTTAGCCCCCCAGTGCTTCGATTATTCTGTTTGCCCTCGCCGGCTTAACGTCGTTAAACCACTTTTGCCAGCCACGCATGTTGTCTTGCACACCGCCCCAATCCTGCGCGAGTACTTGCGAGCAGAAAACATGATAGGAACTTAAATGGCCGTAGCCCAGGTTGAACATTAGCTCGATCAGTGCATCTTGCTGCGACTGAGAGAAATCTTCGAAATTGGGGAACAACCGCCTGCAATCGCCTGCCTTTTCTTTCACGTCGTTGGCCAGTAAATAATTGACCTCTGTGTCACTCAAAGGCACAGCCCAAAAATCCGGGCATTCCTGGTACGCATAACGCACAGCGTCGGCACACGGTTTTCGTTTCGGGTTTTGTAGCAGAAGCGCGATCTCATCAGGGCTAAGTCCCCCGTCCAGTGTCTGATCTATCAGCCTACCCACACCGGCGGTCCATAGCTTTTTTCCGTCGCGGTAGGCCAGATGGCGCCTGCCTTCGGCGGCTTCTAAGTTTTCGAGCAAGGTTGTCACTTCAAGTGCGCCCGCAACCAGTCAAGCGCCCCAGCCCCGATCAACCCTACTACGACGAGCAGCGTGGATAAGACCACTGAACCAGCGATCTTGTCCTCCATCACCTTTCTGCGCGCGACCTTGTCTGCCCGCTCCTGCATCAGTACCAGCAAAAACTGATGCTGTTCTGCGTGCGTTTCGGGGTCTACCCAGAAGATGTGTTTGTCTTCCTTTATGCGCTGAATAATGGCGTCGGCCAGCGCATTTGTATCCTCGTTCGCGACTGTAGGAGTGGCCATGGCTTTTACTCGCTTGCGTGTTCTGCCGGGGCTTCTGGAGCTTCTGGAGCTTCTGGAGCTTCTGGAGCTTCTGGAGCTTCTGGAGCTTCTGGAGCGTCAACTGGGGCTTCTTCAGGTGCGGGTGCTGCTGGGTTTTTAAATGGGAACATGTGCTTCTCCTCGTTTTTGGTTTAGGCGAAATCGCCGCGCATCTTTGCTTTCGTCGCTTCCGGCAACGCCGAAAACTCCTCGTAACTCATGACGCTTGCGTCAGGGGTTTCTTTTGACTGACCTGCCTTATCGCTGTCCATGCCGGCTTCTTTCATGCTGGCAGGTTGCTTGGCGGCCGTATCAAGGTTCTTCTTGACCTGCGCTCCCTTGCGGCCGTCCGCCGCGTTCTTCGCGCTTTTCAAGCCGCCTTTCTCATCTTCGTCTGCCTCTGGCTTGCCCCCGTCGCTGTTGGCGGGCATCAGCTTGGCAGTTACCTTGCGTGCGGCTTCTTCCAGCGCTTTTGACGGCGACATGCGCTCGCGCGCCATCAGGTCGCGCTGCGTGGCCAGCACCAGGTCGACGACGTCCTGGTCGAACGTATCGGCCTTTTCGTCCAATACTGGGTAGAGCCCTTCGAGCTTATCGATAGTCAGATCGAGCCGAATCTCTTCGCGCGCCTGATCCTTGGCAGCGCTGGACATACGGCTCGACTCGGCAACTGAAATCTGCCGCTCTTTCAGCCGCAGCTCTTTCGACAGCTCGCGCGCTTTATCTTTGTTGCCATCCAGGCGTGCGCTCTCCAGCTTGTCTTCGAGCGCCTCGATGTCGGCTTCCAGCTGCTGCGTGTTCTCGTTGTGGCCGACCTGCTGTATCTGCTTCTCTAGCTCGGCGGCGCGTCGTTCTGCAGCCTCAGTGCGGCTGCGCTCCTTGTGCACCGCTTCGTCGAAGCGAGCTTTCGGAATCATGTGCGTCTTGGGCTTATCTGCCTTGTCGGCTTTCTCACCGCCTTTGTCGTCGGCTCCGGCTTCCTCGCCAGCTGCATCGTCTTCTTTCTTGGCGAAGCGCCCTTTATCGTCGCGCTCGGTGCCGGCGGTGTCATCCGCTGCCGCTGTTGTTGTGGCTGCGGTTGTGTCTGCAACACCGTCACCGCGATCTACCGCACCGCCTGTGTCGCTGCCGTCAGCTTCATTCGGGGCCATAAACCGGCGTAGCATGCGTTCGATCTTCATTTTGTGTATCTCCTGTTGTGGGTAAAGTCAGTCATCTGTGTCGGCTGGGGGTTTTGCCGCCTCTGCTGCGCGCTGCAGTGTACGCTCGTGCGCTGCGCTTTCGCGCCTGATCTGGGCGTCCTGCTCGGCTGCCGCGCTCTTCAAACGGAACTCTTCGGCCTGGGCTTCGCGCTTCATCTGTAGCTCTGCTTCCAGCTTCTGCTTGCTCAGCACGAACTCGTTCTGCATCTTCGCCGTTGCCAGCTCGTGCTCACGCACGGCTTTTTGCTCCTCGACAGCCGCTTGCTGCTGCGCCTGCATAGCCGGATCGTCCTGTGCCTCAGTGTCAGCCTTCTTGGCTTTGGACATCTTTAGCTGTGTATCTGCCTGTTTGTCGCCCACCTCTGCCTCCAGCTTGCCAACTGTAGCCTCTGCCTGGCGTTGCTGCAGCGCGGCTTGCGCTTTGGCCTCCGGTGAATCTTTGTCGCCCTGCATCTGCTTGAGTATCTCGGACTTGCGCTGCAGGCGGCTATTCTCGATCAGCACGCTGTCAGGAATATTCACGCCGATTTCTTTCAGTGCGCGTGCCTGTTCGAACTGACTGTCTTCCATCGTGGCGCGGAACGGTGTGCTTGTGATAGTGATGCTGTACTCGCCTAGCGTCAGGTCGTTGATGATCTCGTCCTCGGCATCTTCGTCCGGGTTGGGCTGGTTGACAGTGATCGACTCGGCGGCGCGCGTCACATCGTCGTGGGTGATGTCGATGATGCGTTCCTCGGTGTAGTAACCCTGGATCAAATCCAGTACGTTCCGCGCCAGTATCCAGTCGGTACGCTCCAGGTTGTCCATCACTTTCGTGAGGTTGATCGAGCCGCGCTGGGTCTTGTACTGGATCGCCTTGGCCGCCACGTCTTCGCGGTCGAATCCCTGCATCGAATCGGACACGTTGGAGATGCTCTTGATATGGTCTTCGGCCTTGCCGCTGATGCGGTCCAGCCCTTGCGGTGTCTGGTTCGGCTGTATTTTCTGCGCATTTTCTGGGTCATCCAGCTCAAGCACCAGACCCGATTGCGCACCGCTCTGCTCCAGATCTTCGATCGACATATTCTTCAGCGCGCCGGTCTTAATCTTCCAGCCACTATTCGCTGTGGTATTGACGATGTGCAGCTCCTGCGAGCTCACCTTGTTGAGTATCTCCTGCGGGCTTAGCAGGTGCTCGACGATGCCGAGCGTGGTGCCGTAGCGAAAGTGCGGGAAGTAAGGAACGACGGTGAAGTGTTTGTATGGGCTCCAGTCGTCGTGCAGCACGTAGTTGTCCGCTGTCACTGTCCAGCGTATGCGCTTGACCTGCTTTTTAATGACGTTGATCTTGCCTTGTGCTTTCTGCATGACCAGTGCGATTTTTTCGCGGTTCCACTCGTCGGGGATCGGGCGCATGTCGCCGCTCTGGATATCGACGAAGTGTTTCTGCTGATCGAGTTTTCGGTACTGCCTCTCCAGCACGCGCACATTGCGGCGTACGTGGCTGTTGTCGGAGATGCCGTAGTACGCACCTGCCAGGCTGGTACCAGCGAAGCGGTCGCGTACGCGCTCGATACTGTCGTAGGCGTAAGGGAAGGAGCTTTCGGCGATAGTCATGAAGTGCTTTGCCGCTTCTTCAGTGTACAGAATGCCGATGTCCATCGGTGTTAGCCACTTGGAGATGATCACGTCGTTCCAGAAATCTGGGTCGTACTCCTCCGCGTCCGGGTCAACGATAACGTTTTTGCTGTTGAGCTGGGAAATATCGACCTCACCCTGCATCTGGTCGTCGAAGTTAAGCCGCACGTCGTAGAAGCCGCGCGAGCGGATAATACCGTCGGCGAACACGTCGGAGCGCACCCACGGTAGTTGGTTGTTCTGGGAAATCTGCATCCACACCTTGTTCAGCGCGTCGGCTGTTGCCGGCGCAGCACCGTTGGTAGGACGGAACAGGACTTCGTTGCGGTTGAATATCTGCTCGCCCATGATGGTGCCTATGGTTGAGATAATCTTGTTGATCGTCAGTGCGGGTCTTTTTTGTGCTTTCAGCAGGTTCAGATCGGACTCTGCCCACTGGTTGCCGGCGAAGAACTGGTCGCACCTGTAGGCTTTTTCGAGGAAGGCGTAGTGACCGCGCTCGACCATCCAGCGGTAGCGGTACCACTGTTCTGACGCAATTATGTCGTGGTTCGGTGTGGTGGCTATGCTCATTACAGCAGAGGGCCCCATACTACAGTGACGGCGTCGCCGCCGACTGACAGCTGCACCGTCAGTCCGTTGCCGAGGCGTACACCCCACTCGGCGAACTGCTTGCCGGCCTGCAGCAAGCCAATCGCGCAGTTGTGCATCGGTGTACTGCCTCCGCCAATCGCCGCAGCGTCGCGGATAGCGACGGTTCCGGTGGTGGTAGCTTCTGGGATAATAGCGATAATGCGGGCAGGCGTGGCGGACAACAGCACCTCGGTAGCGCCGGTGACGCGGGTTTGGTTGAGTGCTGGCTGCATAGCGTTACCCTCTAAGTGTTAGAATTCGTTAGAGTCTATTAGATTACTGGCTTTGCGTCAATACTTATAGGTGTATGAATTGAGACTTTGTGTGCCGTCCGCTGCGGTGACCTGCACCGCGATGTTTATATCCGTGATTTTTGGCACTTTAAGCATATCTGCGGGGGCCTCTATTGATATAGGCGCGACACGTGCGTCTAGCTCGGCCTGGCTAAAGTTGGCTGTTACGTTGAGCGCACTGACTTCCGCCGTAATCGCCCGCGAAAAAACCCATGAATTGAACATTTCGCCCCCCAAAACGATGTCCGGATCCCAGCTAAAACCCCCACTTAGTACGAAGTACTTTTTAGGCGTCGCACTTTTTCCGTCTACTAATCGATCTCCGATGAACGTATTGCCGTACCCGCTGGTTATGGTATTCGATGGTATAGTCATCCTGGGGTCGTTGCGCTCTGATGCGCAGTCCCACACCATGAGCCCGCTCGTTACTAAGGGCGTGGCGGTTGTGGTGGTTGTGACCCCCCCCGTTGTCCTGGTGGTGGTGGTGGTGGTGGTGGTGGTGGTGGTGGTGGCGGCGGCGGCGGCGGCGACGTACTGATACAGCACTGCACTGCGCCCGTCGGCGGACGTTGTGCTGTAGTAGTATCTGTCGCCGCTGCTGACAGTCGTCACGAGCTGCCAGCTCCCCGTCGCACAGCTCCACAGCTGTGCAATATATGTGCCGGTGGCGGCGGCGGCGACGTACTGATACAGCACTGCACTGCGCCCGTCGGCGGACAGCACGCCGCCGTAGCTGCCGCCGCTGCCGCTGCTGCTGACAGTTGTCACGAGCTGCCAGCTCCCCGTCGCACAGCTCCACAGCTGTGCAATATATGTATCGGTGGCGGCGGTGTACTGATACAGCACTGCACTGCGCCCGTCGGCGGACGGCACGCTGCCGTAGCTGCCGCCGCT